AGCCTAGCGGCGGGTTGTTCTGGCAGAGCGTAATATAGCGGTCTTTCTGTTCATGCCAGTCACGGTAGAGCTGCTCGTCAACTTGGAAAACGACGCGCCGGTAGCCTTCCGCATTGGCTTTGCGCTTCTGAGCCTCCACGCGCGGCATGAAAAGTTTGCCGGGTTCTTCGCCTCGGCCCTTTTCGATGAGCCACTTGCAGTGCTCATAGACATCGCGCACCCGTTCCATTAGCCTTCGACCTCAATTCCGAGTTTCTCGCAAATCTTGATGAGGCCAGTCTCATATTCAGAACTCAGCCGCCAGTACGATTGCATCCCGCCTTTCGCCGGGAAATGTTTTGCCGCAGTATCGCTGAAATACTGCTGCAACTGCGGAGCCAGAAACCCTGAGACCTTGATGAAATGCCCGTTATATTCTTCTGGGCGTCCAATCTTGATTTGATTAGCCGGAACGTCCTGAGACATCGCATCAATGGCCGATTGCTGGCCTTTGGCGGCTGCCTGAGCGATTTTCTTGCCTGCGATGTCCTGTTGGGCCGCTTTTGCCAGTTCGCGCTCTACGGCGGCGTTATTCGCTTCTACGTCATTCCCTACTGGTAGGTTGAAAATGTTGATGATGGCGTATTTGCGGGAGCCGGTTTCAGCTTTGTAGACGCCCTTATCCGTCCCGTCATACCCAGCGCCGGGGATTGAGTAGGTGCGGCTTTCTTTGGTCTCTACGTCTTCGAGCGTCCAATCCATCACGACGCTGGAAATGTAGCCCTTTGGCTGATGCGGCTGATACTCAAAATAGTAAGTTCCATCGGGCCTTTTGGCGAGCGTCGGTGTGAGTATAAGCCCTTCATCGGCCATTAGTTTTCCGACAGCGACCACGGCATCTTCGATTCGCAGATAGCTGGAACCGCCCATTTCTGAGCCGAACTTGCCCTTTTTCTTCACTACCCCGGCAGCTTTCCCGATTTTGAGGATTTTCTGGGCAAGTGTAAGCGAGACAGATTTCTTAGCAAGCTCCAACACTTCCTTCCGCACTTCCTCGCGGTTTGAAAAGCGATGCGTGGGCTGCTCTGGCGTTGCTGCTGGCTGGTCGCTCATGCTGCTGACTCCTTTTTCTTGTGCTTCAAATAAACCGGATTTACCGCACAGGACGGCAACTCTTTTAGGAAAGCAAAGCGGCCAGTTTCGTAATGGCAATCGAACGTTTTGACCTGCACCAAAGCTCCCGGCGCGTCTGTTTGCGTCCACCACGCTTGCCGCCAGCGCAGAACTTTCTTCGCACTCTTGAGGCTCCAGCACTTGCTGATGCCGATATTATTGCGCCCGTTGTAAAAGTCATTTCGGCAGCCTCGGCAAAAAGAATCGTCTTTCATTTCTCCTCCAAGTTCTCAGCGGCCTGCTTTCTGCGAATCTTATTGCGGCGCTTAATCTCATCCAATGCTTCTTGTGCGCCTTCCCCCTGCTAGCGAACTGCTGCGCAAAGAATCCCTTAGAAGTCCAAGAAGTTTTAGTGGCATCCACGAACATAGTGAAAGCCAAATCGTTTTCGTACTTGCGCTCGCGGACGATGATGAATTTACCTGCCGCGTTAATCTCTATTTTCAAGGGCATCGGCTTCGTCCTCAAGCTGCGCTTCTGCTGCTAGCTGGTCGGCCAGAGATTCCTCTTCGTCCGGCACATCGCGGTCCAGCCCCCAAAAGCTGTGCATGTCTTCCATCACGCATCCCTCTTCTTCCCTAATCTGTAAGCAGCGACTACGGCTCCAATAGCCAAAGAAAGATTCCACAAGCCAAACAGCCACGGATTTATCCTTGGCGCGGGAATCGTAATAGCAATTAAAAACAAAACAATCACCAAAAGAAGCATTTTCAGTTCACCTCTCCAAACATAGAGATGCCCTCAGCGCGCAGCCAATCGCAGGCGGTCTGGCGTTCTTCCTGCGCGGATTCCACATCTTCCAGAACTTCCCTGTAGCGAGCGAAGGCCATGCTCCAAATAGCGCAAAGCTCATCGGCCACGCGCTGGGCCTCACGATAACGCAGGTAGGCGTTTTGTTCTGCGAGTTCAAGCTGCATGAGTTTCATAGCCCCTCCAAGATGCGAGCGTATTCCGCAACGTGCTCGGTAAAAGTGTGCATTAACAGGCTCTGGCCCATGTGGGCGAACTGCAAGGGCACAGAGCGAGTTGTGCTCCACGGCTTGCCGTCGTATATGGTGGTGTTGCGCTCAGTGATATGCAGCCGCAGAGATTCTGGCTCGATGTCGTCTTTGGCGACGCAAATCCAGATACTCACCACGTCATAGCCGATTGGATTTAGTTGGCGTTGCATTTTCTCTCTCCGTACCCCTTCTGCTATGCTGCTAGAAATGCTTTGTCCCATGAGAACTGCATCAATGCGCTCTGCTGTTGCTCTGTAAGGCAGTCCCACGGCGTGTCGTGCCACCACGTATGGGATGGCAGGCCAGCTTTCACAGCAAGGATTCTCCGGTCTGATTGCCGCAATCTGTCCCACGTCCAGCGTGACTGCGATATTTCTTCCCGCGTCGGTTTATGAATTGCGTTTGTCATGGCGTTTCTCCCTTGCAAGCCCAATATCTCATAAGGCCGAATGCCTGTCAACACTTTTGTTGGTACTAGCGCAAGATTGTGAGCACTAGTCGGGCACAAATCTGTTGACTTTGCTCAACGCGGCTGTTATAAGGGTAGCATGGCAAATGAGATTCTGGCCAAAGAGGTTAAGCGGGCGGGCGGTGTCAAGGAAGTAGCTAAGGCGCTAAGTGTAACACCTTCAGCGGTTTACTGGTGGATTGCTGGAAAGCGTGAGCCTAGCGAAGAACTTCTGAGGCATTTAGGCCTACGCAGGGTAGTTCGGCTTATAAAGGCAAGGCCATGAGCAAACGAGCGGCAGGCGGCAGGAACCCGGCACACATTCTGTTTGAGAAGCATTTGACTGAGTTGGGCATACCAATCGTGAAAGAGGTTCGTTTTCACCCACTTAGAAAATGGCGCTGGGATTATGTGGTTTATCAGCAGTATCCGTACAATTCTCACGGCAAGATAGCGATTGAGATAGACGGATTCCACAATGGCAGGCATGGCGCTGGTTGGGGTGCGGACAACGACAAGCAGAACGCTGGGATTATGGATGGCTGGATGGTACTGCGCTTCTCCACAACAGACGTTCTCCGGGGGCGAGCGAAGGCATTCCTCCAGCAGCATTTGGGGCAGAAAGGGCGCGAAGGATGAGCGAGCGATTTGCGCATGTTTGTCAGGATGGGCATCAGGCGATAGGGCACAACGATTCAGAGCACGAACTTTGCCCATTGTGCAGAATGAATCTAGAGAGCGACGTACAAGCGCAAATAGCGGCACTCGTTTCGGCCGTGACAGCGAGGAACGCTCAACTTGCGGCTATCAGCGAACAGATTCGAGCTGGATTTGAAGGGCTGAACAAGGAAGTTCAATTCATTCGTGGTTATACAGAAGCAGCAAACGAGAATGTAGCAGGGCTTGCGGAGCGCCTAAGCGCCATTGAGAAGCAAGGAGCACGCATCTCTGCTCAGCAGGACATGTACTTCGAGAAATTGGCTGCAATCGAGAGCCAGCTAGAAAAGATTTGGAACTTCGATTTGCAATTACGGCCCAATAAGACCATGCAAGCTATTAAGAATCAATCACTTGGTGGCAAACAGCGGCGGAGGAAGGAGCGGTGAAGCGGATTTAGTTTGAATCTGTCACAAAATGCGATAGACTGCCATGCATGGCGAGGGGATTCAAGACAGGCGGAGGCAGTCGCAAAGGCAGGCGGAACAAGCTTACGCAGGACGTTCAAGATTTCGTAGACCAAATCTTCAAGCGTATTGACCCCATCGAAAAGATAGAGACTTTACTGGCCAGCGAATCGGAAAAGGTTCAGGCGGGAGTGATGATTCGTTTGCTGGAATATCGCTATGGCAAGCCAAAAGAAAGTTTAGAACTCTCAGGCACAGTAAGTCTCGCGCAAATCGTAGAAAAGGCTCGTGAACGTGCTAAGCAGTGAACATGAGACCATCTATGAAGATTTGCTGCAATATCAGAATGACCCATTGCGAGCGGTCAAGTATGGCTTTCCGTGGGGCGAGCCAGGTGATTTAGAGGCATTCGCTGGGCCTAGGAAGTGGCAAGCAGGAGTTTTAGAAGAGATTGGCCTGCACCTTCAGAATAATCCCAACAGAGTCTGCAAGATAATCGTTTCCTCGGGCAATGGCATTGGCAAGACAGCCCTGATTGCGATGGTGACTTGGTGGGCGCTCAGCACGTTTCAAGGTGCCAGAGTAAAGATTACCGCCAACACTGGTGTGCAGCTGACGACCAAGACTAGCCCAGAACTGGCCAAGTGGTTCCGCATCGCAATCAATTCAGAGTGGTTCACGAAGAGCGTCACGAGCATAAAAGCAGCCGATGACAAATATGGGGCTGAATGGCGATGTGACCTTGAGACGTGGTCGGCGGACAATCCAGCTGCCTTTGCCGGTCTGCATAATTACGGCAAGCGATTGGTCTACATTCTAGATGAAGGCTCAGAAATCCCTGAGATTATCTACGAGACGATGGAGCCAGCCGGGTTTGATGAGATTGGGCAGATTATCCTGCTGGTCTGTGGAAACCCGACTGTTCCGCGAGGGCCGTTCATAGACAGGGCTTTTGGAGCGAAGCGCAATCGCTGGAAAGTGCATGTCATAGATGCGCGAGAAGTTGAAGGAACGAACCGAGCGGAGATTGACGAGCTGATTCAGGACTACGGAGAAAGCTCAGACTGGGCTAAGGTTCACGTATTAGGTCTGCCCCCTACAGCCGGTTCGGCGCAATTCATCGACCAAGATACGATTGAGCAAGCGCAGAAACGCAGAGTCATTGTGGCCGAAGATGAGCCTCTTGTAGCTGGAGTAGATTTCGCATGGGGCGGCAATGATGACAATGTGATTCGATTCAGGCGAGGACTTGATGCTCGAAGTATTCCACCAATTAGGATACGTGGAGAGTTCACGCGCGACCCGGCAGTGCTGACCGGCAAACTTTCGGATGTTCTGAGCAGGAATTATGACGGCCACCATGTAGCGATGCTGTTCATGGATTCAGCAGGAATTGCGGCTCCTGTAGAAATGCGCTTGCGCCAGCTGGGATTCGAGAATATGATGACCGTGAATTTCGGGGCGCACTCGCCAAATCCGAAATACGCCTACATGCGAGACTATATGTGGGGCGAGATGAAGGACTGGCTGAGAAGCGCGGCGATTGATTCAGATGCTGGGCTGGCAATGGATTTAGGGGGCCCATGTTTGGTTTCGGATAAACAGCAGCGCGTGAAGTTGGAGCCAAAGGAACTCATGCAAAAACGCGGGCTTGATTCACCGGATGATGCCGATGCGCTGGCTCTAACGTTTGCAATGCCGATGGCTCCGGTGGATACGATGAAGTCAGTTCCAGTGAGACAGCCAAGGGGTGGCTGGCTCGGAGTGTGATATGCCGAAATTCCTTGAGAACAAACTGAAAGCCGAATATGGCAAAGACAGCAAGACGGTCTATAAAGTGATGAACGCCATTGGCGCGATGCACGGCAACAAAGAGACACCCAAAGGCCGCGCGATGGAAAAGAAGCATGACAACCGCCGCGAACACGTGCATCACGGCTTGAAGCACCGCTATTAGAATGATTCAGCCTGCCAATGACCGTGTTTTGATTCAGCGCGTCGAAGAAGAGAGCGATATTGTCCTGACTGACCGCGCAAAGGGCATCAAAGGGATTGTGCTGGCGGTCGGCCCGGGCAAGTGGATACCGGGAACATGGTGGTATTGCAAGCATGAATGGGATGGCGACCGTTTCGTAGGGCACTATTGGCGTTGGGATTGGATTCCCGGCCATCGTGAGCCGCTAGCCGTCAAGCCCGGAATGAAGGTGCTGTTCAATTCCAAGTGGAATGACTTTGCTCATGCTGAGAACAAGGGCACTGGCGCTGACTTGTCTGGTCCGCTCGAACGGCCTTTACCTCTAAAGGCTGACCCGCTCATCCATTTGGTGCAGGAAGCGGACATCTTCGCAATTGTGGACAACTTCGATTTCAAAGCGAGCGTGAGCGAAGAGCGACCGGCATTCATGCAGAACTATTCGATAGCTGAGGTCTGATGCCTTACGAAATAGGCGATGAAGTCACAACAGTAGCGGGCGCGGTAGAAGCGCAAGATGAGGCTACCCGCAAACTACTTAAAGAAGCTCGCGCTCGGTTCAAGATATGCGTGGATGCCGAGAACGATTTCCGCATGGCTGCGCTGGATGACCTGGAGTTTCTGACTGGCAAGCAGTGGCCCGACGAAACAATGCAGCAGCGGACAGAAGAGAATCGTCCCTGTTTAACCATCAACCGGATGCCTGCAATCGTCTCGCAGATTGTGAATGAGCAGCGCTCGCAGAGACCACAAGCAACAATCAAACCTGTAGGCGATGGCGCGGATGTCGATACAGCGGAAGTTTGGGAAGGCATTGTCCGGCATATCCACGTCAATTCGGATTCAGAGATTGCCACGGACTGCGGCTTCGAGCATATGGTTGCCTCAGGCAAGGGCTATTGCGAGATTGTTGCCGATTACCTACCAGGCAGGACGTTCGACCAAGAGCTTTACATCCGCAGAGTGAAAAATCCCTTCACGGTCTATTGCGACCCGGCAAGTAATTGGGCGGACGAGTCAGACGCCAATTTCAAGTTCAAGGTCTGCGATTACGATTACGATGAGTATCGACTGCAGTTCGACAAGACGGCACTGGCGACCCTCTCGGACTTCAACTCTATTGGCGATAATTATCCCGGCTGGGGTGACGGCAAGACTATTCGAGTCGCTGAATACTGGCGCAAAGAATGGGAAGACGAGCAGCTGTTCCACCTAGAAGACGGCACCATTATGGAGTCCGACCAGTACGCCAAGATGACGGCGGACATGCCCATCAAGCCGAAGATTCTGAAGAAGAGAAAGTGGCGCAAGTGTGTGATTAAGTGCAGCGTCATCAACGCCATCGAAGAGATTGATTCCTACGAGTTTCCCGGCACGGTTGGGTATATTCCGCTTGTTCCTTTCATTGCCTATGACTTCGATGTGAATGGGAAGCGTGAGCTTTACGGCATCATCCGGAACGGCAAAGATGCGCAGCGAAGCATCAACTATTTCAGAAGCTATGCATCCGAAGTGATTGCTTTGGCTCCCAAGGCTCCGTGGGTTGGCTGGAAAGGCCAATTCAAGGACGGCAAATGGCAGAACGCGAATATCGTCAATTATGCCTATCTCGAAGCGGACATGATTACGACTTCCGGTGCTCCAGCACCTTCTTTACCTGCTAGAAATCAGTTTGAACCTCCTATTCAAGCTATCTTGGCGATGAGCCAAGCAGTAGACCAGGATTTGAAAAGTGTGACGGGGATTTATGAGCCTAGTCTTGGACAAACAAAGACGGACCAATCTGGCAAGGCCATTGATTTGCTCCAAAAACAAGGCGGGCTTACTAATCTTAACTTTACCGATAATCTGTCCCGCACCTTACGACATATCGGCAGGATTATCCTGGATGCTGCTCCGTTTATCTACGATGCTCCCAGAGTGCAGCGAATCATCAAGCCGGATGGCGAGACTAATCACGTTATCGTCCATGCTGGACGCGGAAAAGCCGCCGATGCGATGAAAGATGAAGCGGTGAACAAAGTTTATGACCTTTCGGTAGGCACCTATGATGTGGTGATTGACGTTGGGCCGAGCTATCAGACCAAGAGGCAGGAAGCCTTCCAGATGCAGATGCAGCTCGCTCAGGCGGACAAGACTGGCGAGATTATGAAAGTGGCTGGCGACATTATCGTGGGCAATTCCGATATGCCGGGAGCAAAAGAAATTGCTGCGCGTATCAAGACGCTCGTGCCTCCACAGGTCTTGGCTGCAGAAGACCAGACTGACCCGAAAGTACAGCTGCAGCAAATGCAGAGCCAACTTCAGCAGGCTCAGCAGGTTAATCAGCAGCTCATGCAGCACAACGCTGAAATGATGGATGAGATTAAGACGGAAAAAGTGAAGGCCCAGAAGGATTTGGAGATTGCTGGGATTCGCGCGGCAGCAACAGTTGAAGCTGCCGCTCTGTCGGCCAAGATTGATTTGGCGCGGCTTGAGTTCGACAAATGGCAGCTTGCCCACCAGACAGCGCATGAGGCCGGTCTGCAGGCGACACAAATCAGCGCAGATGCCACTGCGCAGCAATCCGACCAGCAACATCAAGCGACTCAGGGCGAGATTCAAATGAACCACGAAGCAAGTCAGGCAGATGCGGACAGAGAAGCGGCTGCAGCCCAGCCGGAAGCAGGCGCAGATGGCAACGCAAGCTAATCCCGTAGTGGAAGAACCGAAACCCACCGAGCAAGAAATAACCGATACATACATCGAAAAACGGTTAGCAGGCGAGACGACAGACCTGCCTGTGCCGCCGCCGACAGTAGAAGAGACGATTAAGCCGCCTGAACCTGAGCCGGTAGTTGAAACGCCGCAGATGAAAGATGTAATGGCGGTAGACCGCTTCCTAGAAGAGCGTAAGGCCAACCGCAGAGGCGGAAAACAGGCTCGTATTGACCAATTGACGCGGGAGAAGGCAGAGCTTGAATCGGCTAAAAAGGAACTCGAAGAGAAGGCTAAGACATCGCCAGAAGCGCCCAAAGAAGAACCTAAACCGCCTGAAGTTGTAGTGCCGCCCGTAGTGGAAGCGGCAAAACCTACGGAAGTTCCAAAAGAACGGCCCAAACTCGAAGATTTCACCGATGCCAACGATTATCACGCGGCGATGGCGCTGTGGGCCGTCGAGCAATCGAAGCCTGTTCCAAAAATAGAACAAGCACCACCTTCGGCAGCTCCTACTCCGCAAGTTTTGCAAGTCAGACAGGAAGAGTTCGACAAGTTCCTTGAACGTGGGAAGCAGTTCATCGCAGGGCACCCTGATTTCAATACGAAGCTTGAAGCGGCGCATGTTCGCGGCCTAACGCTCTCAGAACAGGCAAGAGTAGCTATCACAAGACTCGCAGCGCCGGAAGTAGCCTATTGGCTGGCCAGCCCGGAGAATGATTTGGCTGCACGACAGCTTATGCGGCTGGATGAAGGAATGCAGGTTGTGGAGATTGGGCGGATAGCCGAACGCCTAGCGGTATCTCCGGCTGATTTCGTTTCCAATGCTCCGGCTCCCGGCACTAGAATCAACGGCAACGCTCGTAACGAATTGCCCTTGAGCCAGATTCAGGACACCGACGAATACATCCGCAGGCGCAAGGAAGAACGCAGAACGAGACGTGGGCGATGATATAATTCCAGCATGGCTGGCCACGTTTATCTCATCGGTTCACATGTATTCCACTGGTACAAAATAGGGAAATCGAATGACGCTTCAATCCGCGTGACAGAGCTTGGTATTTTGCTGCCATTCAGGATTGAAGTAATTGCCGTATGGAAAGTGCACGACCATCATCAAACTGAAAAACTCCTCCATGAAAAGTTCGCAAAGCAGCGCATCAATGGCGAATGGTTTTCTTTCAAGTATGGTCTATTGCGTCGGCTAATCGCAGACATGGCTCAGGTTCAAGTCGGTACTGCGCGTAATTTTTCTAACATCGAAAGCGATTCAGTGGAAAATATCCTCAAAGTTAAAAGGCATATTCCTGTAGCAAAAGATTTAAGCTCTACGGGCCGAGAATTGCGGAAAAGGCGGGGAGGAAAGCAATCCCGGATGGATGAGCTTACAAAAGAAACGCAGGCTTTGAGAGAAAGAGTCCTTGAATTAGAGAAACTCCTTGACAAGCAAGAACTTCCTGCCCTATAACTCCCACAGCAGCATCCGTAGCGCTCCTTGCCGATAATTTAAGAGGCAGGTTCGCAGCGCCGTAAGCTGCCATGCATTACTCCGTCTCGGAAACGGAATCGAACCTGATTCTATTCTGAAAGGAGAATGCTTTGGCAAACCAGCTACTTACCATCGGCATGGTGACCATGGAGTCACTGCCGGTCCTAGAAAACGAACTCACCTTCACCAAAAACGTAGTCCGCCAGTACGACAAAGAATTTGGCAAGCAAGGCGCTCAAATCGGCACCATCCTGAATATCCGTAAGCCCCCGAAATATACGGGCCGTTCAGGGCAAGGTTTGAGCACGGAAGATGCAATCGAAACCGTAGTCCAGTTGGTGCTCACTACTCAGTTCGGCGTGGATACGACTTTCACTTCGGAAGATTTCACGCTGAATATTGAGAACTTCGCAGACCGTTTCCTGAAGCCTGCGATGGCTCGTATCGCTAACAAGATTGACGCAGACGGGTTACTTCAGTATTTGAATGTGGCGAACGCAGTTGGAACTCCGGGCACTCCTCCGAACGCGCTTCTGACCTACCTACAGGCGATGCAAAAGCTCAATGACAACGCCGCTGCAAAGAATCCTCGCTGCATCATCATCAACCAAGCGATGGAGCCGCCCATCGTTGATGCGCTGAAAGGCCTCTTTCAATCCTCGGAGCGAATCAGCGAACAGTACGAATCGGGCTACATGGGTCAAGCCATCGGCGCAATGTGGGCGATGGACCAGAACGTGGCCATCAACACAGTCGGCGCTCTAAACGGCGCAACGACCATTACCATCAACGCCGGTGGACAATCGGGCGCTTCGCTTTCGCTGAATAACGCAGGCGCGGTGACGGGCCTCTTCAAAAAGGGCAACGTGTTCACGATTGGTTCCGGTGCGACTGGTGTATTCAGCGTCAACCCGCAGGAAAAGACTTCCACTGGGTCATTGCAGTGTTTCACGGTGACAGCGGACGTGACTTCGGCTGGCGGTAACGCGACTGTGCCAATCTTCCCGGCTATCGTGCTTTCTGGACCTTTCCAGAACGTGGTTGCGGCTCCAGGTGCGGGCGCTTCCATCAACGTATTCGGCGCAGCCAATACCGCGTCTCCGCAGGGTCTCTGCTTCCATAAGGGCAGCTTCACTCTTGGAACAGCGGATATGGTTCTGCCGACTGGCGGCGTGATTATGGCCGAACGGAAGTCGAGCGACCAGCTGGGGCTTTCCATGCGCTACATCAAGGCTTACGACATCAACTCTGACCGGCTGCCTGGACGCTTCGACGTTCTGTATGGCTGGACCACACTTTATGGCGAGACTGCTTGCCGGATTATGGCATAAGGAGAAACCATGAGCCTAAACGTAACGACACTCTCGGCGGCAATCGGCACTACCGACACGACTCTTCTCTTGGCCAGCGTCACTGGCATCACCGGGCCAAACTTCCAAACTGGCTTCGACCCTGTGAAAGGTACCGGAACCGGCCCTGTTTATCTTTTCATTGAACAGGAATGGATTCTGGTTCTCAACACACCGTCGTCTGCAACTTCTCCTGTTTCCGTAAAACGCGCTCAGCTTGGCTCTTGTGCTACTGCGCATGGAGCCTCTGCCGTCGTTCTCTCTGGCCAAGCAACGGATTTTCCAGGGCCGATTCCTATCAGCATTAAAGCCAGCCAGGACTTTTACCCGAATATGGTCGGCTTTTCCGCTCCACTCGTTGGCGGCAATACCAACGTGGCTCCCGGATATTTCTTTCACCTGACTGGCACCACGATTATGAAGACGCTCACGGCTCCAGTTGCCGGTATCAACGCTGGTGGGTTGCCGATGGACGGGTCACAAATCAACATCGTCTTCGATGGTTCTGGCGCTGGCCTGACGTGGGATGCTACGGGCAACATCGCCGTAGCCGGTACCGCAACCACTGCCGCGAGCATGGTTACGTTCACTTTTGACCAAGGCTCTGCGAAGTGGCATCCAAGCCGGTTGGCATAAGGAGACTTCATGCCCGGACAGATTGCGACGCTAGTTAAAGTCGGCTGTTTCGAAGCAGACACTCTGAATGCTCTAAACACGGCATTCACGAACACCCCCGGCCTTGTGGGAACTTCCGTCAATAGCACGGCGGTTCCATTTGGCAACTACACGACTGCCGGAACTGCGGTAACGCTTTTGCCTGCGACGGCTCCAGCGGGAACCTACCGGGTAAGTATCTCCGCTGTCGTGACCACAACCTTTGTGACAGCGACCACGGTAGGACACACCATCGGCTGGACGGATGACCAAGGCGCACGCACTCAGGCCAATGCTTTGGGTGCTCTGACGGCCGGAACAAACTCGCTCGTGACCACCGTAATTCGTTCGAACGGAACGGCGGCTGTGACGGTCACGGAGATTGCTACAGGTTCCAACGCTTCTGCCGGAGTGATGGCTCTTTCTGTTACAGTGGAACGGCTTCTCTAGGAGGATAAATGCCAGTAGTACGGATGCAACCGCGCAACAACGAAATGGTGCTGATTCGGGATGTGCGCGACTCAGCAGGCAGAACCGACGCCCAAATCATTGCGATGGAAGCGAATGACCCAAAGCCTCCGCGCATTGGCGGAACGGACAAGCTCTATGCCGACCAGATTGCAGCCGAACATGCCGTCTATCCGAAGGTGATGTACAAACTCGCGGTGAAGTGGCCCAAGGGACCGGACGGCAAGCCAAACAAGGATGCGGAGCCGGTTCTAAAGGGCGACCGCGTGAATCCCAACTATCCGATGCCTTACAATCTTGCCCTCGAAAATGGTTATCAAGGGCAAGTGACTGGACATGGTTCGGACAAGGGCATCAACGTCGTCTATCCCTACCAGACCTGCTTTGTTCCCATCGGGTGGGACCAGAATTTCCCTCAGCCGATTGATGAAGCAGAATGCAAAAAGCAATTGGCCAAACTTGAAAAAGAAGGCTGGGTAGACAGCCCGAACAAGCTCGAAGGACTTCCCGAAAAGGTCGCAGAGGTAGACTAACCATCAAGCAGATAGACCTCATCAGCAGCTCCGCGCGGCTGGCGGGGTTTCTCGCATCCGGCGAAACACTGCAAGGCAATGAAGCTGCAGATTGTTCGCTCATTCTTCAGCAGATGATGGATGAGTGGCAGGCTGATGGCCTGAAGGTTTTCACCACGCGCATTGATACCTTCCCGCTTGTTCTAGGCCAGCAAGTCTACACGCTTGGCACTGGTGGAAACTTCAACATTCCCCGTCCGGCAAAGATTCACCGGATGGGCTGCCAGATTCTTTCCAACCCAACACAGCCATCCGAAGTTCCTATCACATTGCTTGATGATGACGGTTGGGCGAACGTAAGGGTTAAGAATATCGGGGGGTCCTATCCGCTATTCTGCTATGACGACGGAGCGTTTCCTCTAAGGAACCTGAACTTCTGGGTGATTCCCGGCCTTGCCTGCAATGTCGTTATCTATTCGTGGCAGCCGCTCAGCACTTGGCCGGATTTGAGCACGACGGATGTAACTTTTCCTCCGGCTTATGCTCAGGCCATTCGCTACAACCTTGCCATTGCACTGCATGCGGAGTTTCCAGACAAGCAACTTGAGCCGGAAGTCGTGCAGATTGCCATGAGTTCACTTGCTGCACTCAAAGACATCAATTTGCCTGCTCCAATCCTGCGTTGCGACCCAGGTCTAAGCGGAACGGGAGTTGCTATGTACGATTGGAGAAGTGACACAATGATTATCAGACGTTAGAAGTTGTGGTAAAATGGAATTATGACCTACGAACAAGAAACGCTATGGCTGGCCGGATTAATGGAAGGCGAAGGAAGTTTTAGTCCGCGCACTCGCAAAAACAGATACATAAACAATGCCATGGTCATTCAATTGTCCATGACAGATGAAGATGTCGTGCGCCACGCCGCATTGGTGATGGGAGTTCCGGTCAAGGGGCCATACAGACCAAAGAAATCACACCACAAAACATATTGGACTATAAGTTTTGGAGGCGACAAGGCCGAAGAGGTTTGTAAAAGGATTTTGCCGTTCATGGGGCAAAGAAGAAAAGCAAGCATCGAAATGCTGCTAGAAATGTCCACGCGTCGCATGACAAAGCCGCAGATAGCCGCAATGGTTAATCGTCGCAGGCAGGAAAGAAAAGCAAAAAGTTTATCATTGCCTTTTGTTGTTAATGAATAAATGTGCGCTCAATTCAATTTTTGTGGCGGGTCATATACCTCCCAAGGTCTCGGATTTGATTGCCAGCGCGCCGTAAATCTCTATCCGGAACTGCACGAACTTGGCGACGGCAAGAGCAAGATGGCGCTGTACTACACGCCAGGGCTTAAATCATTTTACACGCTGGATGGCGCTTCTCGTGGGAAATTCGAGTTCAATGGCAGGCTCTTCGATGCCGGCCAAACGCACTTCTACGAAATCATTCCCACCTTTGACGCTTTTGGGCGGTTAGTCTCAACAGCTACAACCGTTTTGAATCCGCTGACGCCGCTAGTCAACGATGGCAAACCAGTTTCAATGGCCGCAAATGAGACTCAGCTTCTCATTGCTTCGGGTGGTTTCGTTTTCATCTACTATCTGGCGACGACGATTGATAGCGTGAGCGGGCTGCCGATTGCAGCAGGCACTTTTCAGCAAGTCGCCGCTTCCAACTTCACACTGTCCACAGGGAATGCTCCAGTCATTCAAGTGGCGTTCTGCGATTCGTTCTTCCTTGCTCTCATCGCCAATTCCCAGACCATTTGCATCTCAAACGTGCTCGATGGCAATAATTGGAATCTGAACGGGCAGATTATCGTCAGCGTCTATGCGGACAACGTGGTGGGCATGGTGGTAGACCATCGAGAAGTCGGTTTTCTTGGAAGGAAGAAGTCCGTCATCTATTTCGCCAGTGGAAGTCTTTCTGTTTTCGATGTTTCGCCGGGTGGATTCATAGAGCAAGGATGCGGAGCGACGTTTGCCATCAGCCAGCTCGACAATTCCGTGTTCTGGGTAGGCGGAGATGATAGAGGTAATGCGCAGGGCTGGAGACTTAATGGATATACCCCGGTCAGAGTGACGACACATGCCGTGGAACTCGCTTGGCAAAGTTATCCCAAGATTTCAGATGCCGTGAGCTTCTCTTATCAGGACGATGGGCATACGTTCTGGCAGGTCTACTTTCCTTCGGCCAACAATTCGTTGGGCGCGACATGGCTCTATGACACAGCCAGCCAGCTTTGGCATGAGCGGGATAACCTCAACGCAGTTACAGGCCAGATGACGGCGCATCCGAGCTGGAACCATGCTTTTGCTTTCGGCCAGCACATCGTCGGAGATTGGGGCAGCAATAAATCCTACGTGATGAGCCGGAGCTATTTAGACAATGATGGCAACCCAATCATTCGGATGCGCACGGCTCCGCATATTTTCATCGAAGAAGAAAGAATTGCTCACTATCGCTTCGAACTAGACATGGATTTGGGAGTGGGCTGGGCGCAGGATGACCCGACGCACTTCGGGCCTCCGACTATCTTTTTGGATTGGTCGAACGATGGCGGAAAGACTTGGAGCAATAAACAGGGAAGAAGTTTTGGCTATCAGGGAGAGACGCGGATTCCAAGACCAGTCTGGCGACGTTTGGGACAGGCACGAGTCAGGACCTATCGCATTACCTGTTCCGAGGCTTG